CGTAATGATCTATCGATGGCCCGTAGATGCATAATCTGCTCCGCGCTCCCTTGTGCGCCCGGTCCGGCAGTGTTCTGGTAGGCGAAGTTCTGCGCGTTCCCAAGTTCGCCTAGTTGCCCAGCAGCTGCGCCGGCAGTCGCAGCGCCACCGGCAAAGTCACCGGTTAGGAACTGTTCCACCGCAGCCAATCCGGTAGCCGCAGACTCGAGGAGCATATCGGTACTGGCTGACATATTGCCGCTGAAACGGGCCGTAGCACCCATACCGGCATTGACCCCGCCGGCGTTACGATCGATGCGCGCTGCTTCAGCGTTAGCGAGGTCGCCCTTAGCCTGGGATGCCTGAATTGATCCAGGCGTGACCGCTGCGCCGATCTTAATATCTGCTTTCATCCTCTCGGCGTTTGCCAAGTTGTTCGCACCCATCGCAGCGCCCGAATACTTGAGCGCCGCGCCATTCAATTCCGCCATCCGGCGCTCGACGCCTTGAAACACCTGCGAGATCCCTTGGAACGCCATCTGAGTCATCTGTAGCGTCGCGGTGATCCCGGCAGCAGCTGCGCCACTCCGGGCCGTCTTGTTCAGCTTGCCCAGTTCGGCGGTGGTCTTGGCGACGCCACGCGTGATACCACTGGTATCCATCTCCGCGTAGATCACCGATTTCATGCTCTTATCTGCCACGGTTTATGCCCTTCTTTCGCAACCACGGAACCAATTCAGAAGGCCGCTTGTGAGTCAATGCGGACGCAATGATGGTCAGCAGGTATTCACACCGTTCATCGGTGGTTAGTTCCTCCGCCAATCCTGCGTCCATTTGCATCCTCATTTCGGGGCTTGCGTTTCGGTAGAGCCGCTTCGTAGCGGCGTTGTAAAACGGGGACGGTTCACCTCGTCGATCAGCGCGCTTGCCACCTCGTGATCGAGCGCGCCAACGTCCGCACCAGGCGCGAACAACGGCGAGCCATCCGGAAGCGTGAACAAGCGCGTCCACCAGAACTGCATATCGCCGGCCAAGGAGATATCCGCCAGCGTTGCACGCCGGACCACCACCGGCCCAATGCCGACGATCTCCACCGTGCGCGGAGCCGATGAAATGACCTTTGACGGGTCGAGGCTCACTGCTGCTCCCAGCTCAATTCCCAGGTGCCGGCTCCGGTGCCGTCATCGCTGAACGATGCGGAAGTGACTTGGATGTTCCACGCTACCGGACTACCGGATACGTCCATGCTGTTCCAATACGCGAAGTTCCCCTGATCGGTGTACTTGAGTGTTAGGACGGCGTTGACGCTGTTTGCCAAGGAAGTCGGCATCAAGTGAGCCCGCAACAGGTCATCCGCAGTAGAAGTTTGACGGAACAACGTCAGCGATCCGGAAATCCGGGTGCGTCCGGGCGCGTACTTCTTGCGCCAGTCGCCGATCGCCGTCACCTCGAGCGAGTCCTTCTCGATGTTGAGCGTGAAGCTCTTGACCTGCATGGTGATACCGGTGGATGCCGTGAAGCCCGAGAAGAGGATGACGCCGCCGTAGCCTGAGATAAGAGCCATTAGTATGCCTTTGCAAGGATTGTCATTACGAGTGATACGACGCGCTCGGCGTCACTTTGTCCGTCATCTGGCGTTTCCGTCCGCGCCGAAGCGTTCACGGCCACTAGCACCAGCATGATGTCATCTACGGTGTTGTCTACGTTGCCGGTGAAGACCGACAGAAGATCGTCCACCACGTTCCACGCTTGCAGAGCGGTATCCGCCACGCAATCGGCGGTTACTTGCATCGTGTAGTGCGGGATGACTTGGCCAGGCATTGCCACCTCAAAATCCACCTGGGTGATCTCATAGACGATGCACGGCGTTGCGTTGCCGGCCCGGCGTAGTCCGGCTGATACGTCATAACCAGAAGAAACCATCGTGGTATAGAGCGTCTGTGCTGCAAGGCTAATGGACACTATTTACCCCCCAACAATTTCTTGGCTTCCACAAGCACTTCGCGAGCCATCGCGTCGGTAATTCGTCCGATGGCCGAGCGCGCCCAGTTGAGCGCCCGTCCACTGCCAGGTATGCGTCGCGCCCCACCGCGTGCCGCTCGGAAGCTTGGCGACGTAAAACGCCCTGCCGGATCGCGGTCCTGCGTCTTAGACCAGGTATTGCCGATGCCTGGTGACGGGTTTGCGGTGTTGGTGTACTTCTGTGAGCCGCGCCCACCGTGCCGGTATCCCTGCTCGAGCAGATGGAAAATACGCTGCCGGCCACGGGCGGTGGTGCCGCCCTTTTTGCCGTATCGCACACCAAGCTGCGCGATTAGTTTCGCTTGCGGACCAGCGCCGCCGCGCTTGATCACAATGCCCGTGGCGCTCGCCATTGCCTTCCGGTGGAGTTTCTTGCCGCGATAGGGTCCATTGCCGACTACGTTGCGAAGTTCCGCTACGAACGGACGTAGGGCCCTGCGGATGCCCGTACGGCGCGCCTTCTCATTCAGTTCCGCGCTCAGCCGGCCAAGCGCCGCAGACACTGCCGAATTGTCGACAGCGAAATTGATCTGAGTTACGCCCTTGTTGACCACTTGTCGGCTCATTGCGTCACCTCCGTCGCAATCACGCGCAGACGCTTCTTGCGCCCACTGTCCGGATCGACCACGCTTGAGACGTTGTATGTAGTGCCGTCCAGGATCAGCCGGCTGCGCGCATTGATAATCGGGCTCCAGGCTGTTTCAATGTCCAGGTCAGTCCGGATTGACACGCCCAGATCGTCCACCACTTCCCGCTGTGTCGGCTTGATCATGCCGCGAATCGTGCCGACAGTCAGCCATGCTAAATCTGCCTGGCCAACGGCATCGACCGTCTGGGTAGACGTTTGCACCGTAAAGACTTCGCGCCAGAATCCGCAGCCGGCCATAGATCATCCGATCGATTGGTCTGAGTGCATCCGCCGTATGGTCTGGATGAACGGGTGCGGCTCGGGGGTCACGGCGTCATCGCCGCGCCACGGTTCAAGGCCACCGACCTGCAGCCGGATAGCCATCCACTCTTCCTCCGACATCTCAGCCGTGCCGCGATTCGTTGCAGCTTCCCACATGGAGATCGCTGCGCGCAACGAGGCAGCCAGGGCCGGATCGTCTTCACGGGTGCCCTTCTTGAGCCAGGCGCGCACGTCGTCCAAATTGGTAGGGATTACAGGCATGGCGCCTCGCTATTGCGGGGTGAGGTCGAAACCCCACCCCGCAACTGCTTGAGAGGATGATTAGGAAGCGGTGACTTGCAGCTGCACGATCGCCTTTGCGCGGGTGAACGCGGAGTTGGCGAACATGGTGCCCTGGAACTTGACCTGACCAGAGCCGGCAAGCGTCAGAGCATCGCGGTCGATGTTCATGCCGCCCCACTCGCGAGCGCAGAACGCATCGCGCACGTTGCCGCAGATCAGCATCGTGTTCACGCCGGAGGCTGCAACGAGCTTGTAAACAGGGGCAAACTCGGTCACATAGACGGGCAGACCCATGAGGGTGAATCCTGCGCCGGCTTGGCCAACGGCATCCGCTGACGGGATGAACAGCGGCACGTTGTTGACTGTGAGACCAGCGATTGCTGCGTACACGTCTTGCGACATCACCCACGCGCTGCTATTCCAGTAAGAAGCAGGGAGAAGGCTGTAACGCATTGCCGTCATATTGGTAACCGTTACACCTGCAGTGATCGCAGTTGCACGTGTTGCACCACCAGCAGCAACAGCCTTAACAGTTGCAGCCGATGTAGTGGTGAACAATCCAACAGGCTGCTGAGTGGTTGCGCCGGTTGGTGAGCCAGTCGTACCCAGGCCTCCCACGTACCCGAATTCAAGATTGCGCGCAAACTGGCGCATCAGGTTATCGACGATTTCTGCCTCGATATCAAAGTCACTTTGATACAGCGTTTGCTTTGTCACGCTTGTAAACGGCAAGCAAGCAGCCGGAGCAAGCGGGGCTTCGGCAAACGCCGGATTGATTTCCGTGCTTGCTTGGGTACCGAGATCACTAGGCGTCCACGCATTGGTAAACGAAGCAGTTTCGAGCGTGTTGTAGCGCACTGTCTGGTAGCCAGTGACGCCAGTGCGAAGTTCAGCGAGGTTGCGAACGACAGTCGCAGCATCGATGTACTTCATAATCATGTCTTCGTACAGCTTCGGAATCATCACCGAACTGCTGTCGGTTGACTTCAACGCCGCACGAACTTCCGGCTGACGGCCGCCGCGCATATAGCCCATCCACTGGTCGCGGTAATCGTTGGTGCTGCGGTAGTCATCGCGCTGATTGCGACGGTCGTTGGTGCGCTGAATCGGGGTCGCAGCCTCGCGGATGCCATCAGCGGCAGCCATCGCGGCGTCGCGCGCCTCGAGGATCTCCTCGATCTGTGCGACGATCTCGGCGCGGTTCTCTACTTCAGTGCCTTCGACGTTCTGTGCGCGCAGTTCTGCGAGCTTTGCATTCATGGTGCGGATGTTCATTGGCTTAATTACCTTTGTGATTACTGGCGTTTCTTGTGAGCGGACTTGAGCAGTAGGACCCTTGTAGGCTCCCTGCTCGACGATTGAAATCTCTCTGAGATTGACTGAGTTGAGCGTGCGCTTGTCGCCGGCCCACGAATCCCCACCCGGCGGAACGTGAAATCCAAATGACATTTCAGACACCACGCCGCGCTTGACCAAGTCCAACACCCCGGCGTCACGCTGCGAATCGCCGAGCGTGGCGGTGTATTTCAGACCTTGCGCGTCTGACTCCAGGGTCAGTGTGCCGCTCTTGGTGTTTGCAAGAATCTGCTTGGAATCGTGCATGAACCACAGCGACGCACCGGCTGCGATCGATGCGTCAAACGCACCAGGCGCGATGCGCTCGGTGAAGTTTCCCTTGGCACCCATCAGGGGTTGGCTCCACGAGTTGTAGAGCGCTGCGTAGCCGGTGATCGTCTTACCTTCGACGGTGCCGATTGATGCCTGGCGTGTTTCGAGATCACTCATATGGTGGGTCGCCTTCGTCTGCGTCTGCGAGATTCGCAGCGGGTGTGATGCCGGAGATCACCGGCGCCGGATCGTCAAGGCCTGCAATTCTTGGGAGCCCGAGCCGTACGCGTGCGTCGTTAGGTGCCAGCACGCCGATACCGACCAGCGCTGCGTACGCCTTGCCGGCCGTGCGGAAGTCGCCCTGTGTGATGGGGACAAGATCGGTAGTGATGCGTTCACCAGGTGGAAGTAGTTTGCGGGAGAACTCGGCATCGATGCCGGCGCAGAACGGAGCAAGGCAATGTGTGACGTACGCCTGGGCTACCTCTGGCTGCGATCGCCCTTCGCCCTGCCCGAGCAGTTGAGCCGGCACGGAGAATGCCCGAGCGACTTCCTCAACACCGAGCCGCTTGCACTCCATGAGTCGCGCGGCTGCGTCTGCTGCCATCTGATTGACCTTCATGCCTTCGCCGAAGAACGCCGGGAAGCCAAGTTTGTCTGCGCCACTGTGTTGCTCTGCCCACTTAGTACGCATCGAATCGCGCGCCGTAGCCGTAAGGGGCCCGGGGTGCTCGATCGCAAGCTTTCCGACAAAGCCTGATTTAGCCAGTTCCTCAATCGCTTGGTCCAGAATGGCTTGAGTCCCAAGCACGCGAGAGCACTGGTCGATAGGAGACACCCCGAGCCATGGGGAGCGCGGGTCCGTCGAAGCCCGCACATGGACGATGGAGGAATCGTCCACCACTTGTCGGTCAATGATGTAACGCGCCTGAGTTCCCTTGATTTCTACGCTCACCACGCTCGGGTCAATCGGTTCCAGGGCCACTGGGTCACCGGTGCGGAGGTCGCGCCGAATGAACAGGTAGCCGTTGCCGAAGTAGAGAGCCGACGCAGCCAGCCACCGACGCACCTCGTACCCACTCAGGAAGGAACTACTGTCTCCTCTGAGCAGATCGATGACGGGTGAATCCTTGACGATGGATCCATCACGTCGCGTGACGGTCAGGTCTAAGCGCGCTGAATCTGTACTGATCAGATTCACGGCACGCACGATGGCGGGGCAGCCGAGTAGATCAGTGGACAGCGTTGTCAGCGTCAGCGGTGTGAAGCTGATCAGCGTTTGCGCTTGTGACCGATAGAAGAATCTGCCGAACCATGACGCCATGACCGTACTACACCATGACATTTCACGAATGCAATAGCGCCTACATACACCGCGTCAACGGTGTGTAGACACTATTTCAGATTGTGTATGCGGCGTACATACGCGCAGTAATCAGAAGCCCGGTTGAGTCTCGTACATACTGCCTCCCATGATCTGCAGATCGTTCAACACTCGCGCCGCCATGACCTGCGCGGTGAGCGCATCAATGTTGCTACTGCTCTTTGCTTTCACCGGCATGGCCAAGCCAGTCAGACCAACGAACAGCCGAGCGGATGCAGTGCACGCCCGAAGCACTGGATCCGGCTTGCATCGGATGCGTTCGCCCCGTACCCAATCGTTCCAAACAGCCCAACCGCCGCCCATCCAGACCATCGTTTGCGGAGCTTTGTGCCATTTCCACCCGTGTTTCCGCTCCATTTGAGCAGCCCACGCGCTGGCTTTACCCACCGGATCGGCCACAAAAGCGCGGATATCGTAGGTCCGGCAGATCTCTACCAGCCTTGCTTCAACCAAATCCAGGTCGATTGTCGGCCCACCGGCAAGCGAAAGTGCGTGATCGTCCACCCATTTCTGCAGTGGTTGGCGCGTCCGCTTCTCATCGAAGGCGATATCAGCGCCGGCCCACCAGTGATATCCGCGCGTGTGCACCTTCGTCCCATCCCAAACCGCCAAGCACAGCGAGGTCAGATCGCATTGCGATCCAAACGCAAATCCGCCCTGGCTAAAGTCCACCGCCACTACACCGCCGGCACCGGCCAACATATCCCAATCCTCTTCCACGGAAACGCGGTCCAACAGCTCGAGCGGAATGCAGCCCGTGAGGTCATCCGTGAACGTAGCCAACTCTTGCAGCCACGTTTCCTCGCGTGCCTTCGGGTCACACGTAGCCAGGGCCGTGGTGATCTTGGCTCGGATGTCGCGGATCGAAATCAGTACGCCGGCGCTCGGGTTGGCGTGCTGTATCGCAATGTCAGATTCAGGATTGTCCTCGGCATCCATTCCCCACAGCAGAGCCCACCAGCCCTCCGGCAGCGGCGTCCCCTGGTCGAGCGCCATCTCGCAGGACTGCCAGTAGGGCCACAGCTCGTGCACCTTCTGGTCACGGTCCGGCGTAGTGATGAAGAGCATCTGACCCGTCGGCGTCTTTGTCACCGAGGACATGCCGCGTAAAATTGCCGCCTGCATTCTTGCCGCCTCATCCGCGATCAGGAGCCTCGGACACAGACCGTCCATTGCGTTATCCGTGGATGGGAACGCCTTGAATACCGCCTTCTTGTGCTCGATCATTCCCGAGTTGGTCGAGCCACCACCCCCCACCATGCGCCACCGCTCCTCACCACGGTGCATCTTGCTGATGCGCCCGTGGATGATGTTCGCTTTCTCCTGGTTGGTGGCGACGCAACAGAGCTCCATGTCCTCGCCGGTCGATAGCAGCCACTCGAGCAGCGCCACTACCAGCCCCGTCTTGCCGGCTCCACGGGCCACCGACCACAGCGCGTAGCGCGTAGCCGGAGTGCCATCGTCCGAGCGCCGGCGCGCCAGCAGCACCGCGCACGCGTGCACCTGCCAGGGGAGAAGCTTCATACCCATCACCTGGGCGCGGGTCACGAACGCATCCAACTGACCAACGTCCCAGGCAATGCCCATGCCAGCCGGG